AGTAAAGTATTAAGTCAGTTATTAGGCATAATTATTGACTCTGGAAGACGTTTTGCTTCAATTGCGGACATGAATGTTGGCGATATCGGTTCTCAACAACTACCAGTAGGTACTACGGTGGCTATGCTAGAAAGAGGCAGTAAGGTAATGAGTGCTATACATAAACGTATGCACTACGCTCAGAAAAAAGAATTTAGGTTATTAGCTAGTATTTTTGCTAAAAGTTTACCACCAGTCTACCCATATGAAGTTCCAGGAGCTACTAGAGAAATAAAAGCCACAGACTTCGACGATAGAGTAGATATAGTACCAGTCAGCGACCCGAACATATTCAGTATGGCACAAAGAGTTATGTTAGCACAACAAGAACTTGAGATGGCTAGAGCTGCACCAGAAATACATGACTTACGTGAAGCTTATAGACGTATGTACGAAGCCCTAGAAGTTAAAAACATAGACGCTTTATTACCGCCTCAGGCTGAAGTGCCAGCTCGTGACCCTATAACAGAACAACAAGCAGCACTAACAGGTCAGCCTATACAAGCTTATGTGTTCCAAAATCACGATGCATATATAGCCAGTCATACAGCTTTTTTACAAAACCCCATGGTACAACAAAATCAGAACGCTACTATTGCGATTCAGGCTAATATACAAGAACATCAAGCCATGAAGTATAGACAACAGATTGAACAAGTATTAGGTCAACCTCTACCACAGATGGGTGAAGGTGAAATGCCACCTGAAGTTATGAACCAGATAGCAACTGCAGCAGCACAGGCTACTCAGCAAGTAACAGGTCAAGAACAAGCTTTAATACAAGCACAACAAAATGCTCAAGTTGAGCCGTTAGTACAATTAAAACAAGCTGAGATACAACAAAGAGCACAAAGCGATCAAATAAGGGCTGAAGTAGACTTATTAAAACAACAGTCAAACGAAGCCATAGCTGAAATGAAAATAGCACAACAAAGAGAACAAGCTCTAATAAAAGAAAAAGAAGGTATGCGTAAAGATTATCGTGATATACTAAAAGATGTTAGAGATTCAGACAGTAGGACTAAAGATATATAATGTTAAATAAAGCTAACTTTGAAGAAATGATGGGCGGTAATGCTAACCGTAGACGTATGAGAAACGGTGGTGAAGTACCTAAAGGCTATCATAGAATGCCAGATGGGTCTATTATGAAAGATTCAGATATGGTGAAGAAAAATACAGGTGGGTCAATGACCAACACTAAAAAACATCTAAGGAGACCATAATGCCAGGAACTAATAGAGGTATGAAGAAAATGAATCGAGGCGGTGAGCCTAAGAAAATGAATCGAGGCGGTAAAGCCAAAAGAGGAACAGCCAGAGGTTGCGGTAAAGCAACTAGAGGCAAGGGGTACAATAAATCATGAGTAAAAGAGGACTTTGGGATAATATCCACGCTAAACGTAAAAGAATAAAAGAAGGTAGTGGCGAACGCATGCGTAAAAAAGGTGAGAAAGGTGCACCTACCGAAGAGCAAATAAAACAAGCACAAGGTAAAAAACATGGTGGAGGAATACAAAAACTTAGCCATGGTGGTGAAGGTAAACTACACGGCAATCAAAAGAAATTAGATAAAAATAAAGACGGTAAAATATCAGGTACTGATTTTAAAATGATGAAGCACGGAGGAGAAGTTTTATCAGGTAACGCTAACCGTAGGAGACAACAACAAGGTGGCTAGGGCTAAACCAAGAAGAGGTAAGGCTAGAGTTAAGGTAACTAAATCAGGTAAAAGAGTTAGTTACGGACAAGCAGGTAAAGCTAAAGGTGGTGGACCAAGGGTAAAACCAGGAACATCAAAAGGTGACTCATACTGTGCAAGAAGTTACGGTATCAAGAAAAGGTTATCTAAAAAGAAAAGAAATAACCCTAACACTCCCAACAACTTATCTAGAAAAAGATGGAAGTGTTCAGGTAAAAAATCTAGAAGAAAATAATGTTAGATAAACTGCGTAAACAGATTATAGAACGACAAGAGCAACTTAAAGAAACTCTTGCAGGTGGTGGAATACAAAACTTTGAAAGTTATCACAAGATAGTAGGCGAAATATCAAGTCTGTCGTTTACTCTCTCACTAATAAAAGACTTGCACAAGGATAAGGATGACGAATAATGTCAAAAAATATAGAAGCCTTCGGTTCAGGCGGAGAACCAATACCCGATAAAGTAGAAAGATTTACTGAGCCAGTAGAGTCTACACCAGATGTGACTCCAGAATCAGTGCATGAAGATGGTGACTTACAGTCTAAGTTACCTAAACCAACAGGATATAGAATTTTAATACTACCTTTTAGTCCTAAACAAAAAACTAAAGGTGGTATTTACTTACATGATTCAGTGTTAGAAAAAGAACGTATAGGAACTAACGTTGGATATGTTGTTTCACTCGGTCCAGATGCATACCGTGACTCAGGTAAATTCCCTGAAGGAGCATGGTGTAAACCTAAAGATTGGGTGATATTTGGCAGGTATGCAGGAGCTAGACTTAAAATTGAGGGTGGCGAACTGCGTTTATTAAACGATGATGAAATTTTAGCCGTAGTCTCAGACCCTGAAGACATACAGTCAGCTTAATTTTGTTACGCAAAAAAGGAGAATAACATGGCAGAAGAAGCTATGCAAGTAGTAGAAGAACAGGAAGAAGGGACTGAAGTAGAACTTCCAGAAAGTGAAACTGAGGAAACTGAACCTGAGGCGAAAGCCGAAGAAGTAAAAGAAAAGAAAGTAACTAAATCTGATCAAGAAGATGAGATTGAAGATTACAGCGAAGGCGTTAAAAAACGTATTAATAAGCTAACTTACAAGGTTAGAGAATCTGAAAGAAGAGAACAAGCAGCAATAGAATATGCTCAGTCTGTTCAGGAAGAATTAAATAAAACTAAAAATAAACTTTCAAAAACTGATCAAAACCTATATGATGAATATAGTACAAGAGTAACTACTGAACTTAACTCGGCTCAGGAGAGGTACAAAAAAGCGTATGAATCAGGTGATACAGACGCTTTACTAGAAGCCCAAAAAGATTTAGCCAAGTTAGCAGTTGAAGAAGAAAGCTTAAAAAGGGTAAAACCTCAAGCTGAAACTGAAACAGTAGAAGTTACTCCTGATGAGCAACAGGTTGCTCCTAAATGGACTCAACCTGCCCAACAGCAACAGGCTCCACAGCCTGACCCAAAAGCAAAAGCTTGGGCAGAAAAGAATGAGTGGTTTGGTGATGACCTAGCTATGACAACTGCAGCTTTTGCGTTCCATAGACAGCTCACAGAAGGAGAAGGTTATGATCCTACTTCTGATGAATATTATGCAGAAGTAGATAAAAGACTTGCAGAGGCATTCCCTCATAAATTAGGGAATACTCAAAAGGAAGTGAAAGAGACAGTAGCAGGTTCTAGCAAAGGCGTTGGAACTACTAGGGCTCGATCACGTAGAACTATAAAACTCACACCGAGTCAAGTAGCAATAGCAAAAAGATTAGGTGTGCCACTAGAAGAATATGCTAAGCATATTAAGGAGTAAAAAATGGTAGATGAAAAAAATACTACTCAAACAGATCGAACTCCACGATCTGCTGAAAGTCGAGACAAAGTTTCTCGTCGTAAACCTTGGCAACCCCCGTCTTTATTAGACGCACCTCCCCCACCACAGGGATATGTATACAGATGGATACGAGAATCAATGATAGGGCAAAACGACCCAGCGAATATGTCAAAACGTATTCGTGAAGGTTGGGAACCTGTAAGGGCTGAAGATCATCCAGATTTTGAAGCTCCGAGTATTGATGATGGTAAACATGCTGGTGTCATAGGAGTTGGTGGCTTAATTCTCGCTAAGATACCCAAGGAGACTGTTGATGAAAGGAGAGCTTACTATCAAAATGTAGCTGACCAACAGATTCAAGCAGTTGATAATGATCTTATGAGAGAAAGTAATCAAGTAATGCCTATTAGTAACCCTAATAGAAGTACTAAGGTTACATTTGGTAAAGGTGGCTCTTAACTTATGTTAGGGGCTTTAATAAAAATTTATTTTTATAAGGTGAATTAACATGGCAAATACAAACGCCCCAGATGGATTCACACCAGCTTATCATATGTCAGGTGGCGTAATCCGACCTTCAGAATTTGCAATAGCAAGTGGAACTAACGCATCAATCTTTTCAGGTGATGTTGTTAATCTTTCTAGTGGTCTGGTTATCCAAGGTACTGCAACAGGTACACCACTCGGCGTATTTTACGGTGTAGAATACCAAGCAACCGACGGTTCAGTTGTTTTCTCAAACATGTGGACTGCCGACACTGCTACATTAGGTGCTGCGAATGCTAAAGCATTTGTTTATGTCGACCCAGATATTGTTTACGAGGCTCAGTCTACTGGTACTCCTACTCAAGCATCTATCGGCACAACAAATACTATTAGTACTACTGCAGGTAATACTTCAACAGGTCGATCAAAAGAAGGTGTGACTACAACAACTTCTAGTGGTATTGCGACAATAGTAGGCTTCCCAGATAAGCCAAACAATTCTATTGGTCAATACGCTAGAGTGTATGTAACATTCCCAGCTTCTGTATTCGGCAATAGCTAAAAGGTGATATACAATGGCAATAAATAGAGCTCAATTAGTAAAAGAACTCGAACCAGGACTAAATGCACTTTTTGGTCTTGAGTACGACAGATACGAAAACGAACACACTGAAATCTTTGATACAGAGAATTCAGATAGAGCGTTTGAGGAAGAAGTGATGTTATCAGGTTTCGGTCAAGCCCCAGTTAAAGGCGAAGGCGCATCCGTTACTTATGATACAGCACAAGAAACTTTCACAGCAAGGTACAGCCACGAAACTGTAGCTTTAGCGTTTGCGTTGACTGAAGAAGCAATAGAGGACAACCTTTATGACAGCTTATCTTCAAGATACACAAAAGCTTTAGCTAGATCAATGGCTACTACTAAGCAAGTGAAAGCAGCAAATGTACTTAATAATGGTTTCTCAACTTCCTTCCCAGGAGGAGACGGCAAACCTCTTATGACAACTGACCATCCTACTTTATCAGGTGGAGATCAGTCAAATGAGCCAAGCACTGCAGCTGACTTAAACGAAACTTCATTAGAAAATGCGATGATTGACATATCACAATTTGTTGATGAAAGAGGCATTAAAGTGAACGTTCAAGCTAGAAAACTAATTATACCACCTCAACTACAATTTGTAGCTGAGAGAGTGTTAAAAACTCCAGGTAGAGTTGGTACTTCTGATAATGATATTAACGCAATGAAAAATATGGGTATGCTCCCTGATGGATATGTTGTTAATCATTACTTGACTGACACAGATGCATTCTTTATCAAAACAGATGCACCTAACGGATTAAAACATTTCGTTAGATCTCCTATGTCAACAGGCATGGAAGGTGATTTTGAAACTGGTAACGTTAGATACAAAGCTAGAGAAAGATATTCTTTCGGCTTCAGTGACTGGCGTGGAATCTACGGTTCCCCAGGAGCATAATTCGTTTTTCGAATTTTTAAGGGAGCTTCGGCTCCCTTTCTTTTTTCTAAAATAAGGTATATCATTTAGTTCTAGGGTTTATTAACTTGTTCTACAGACTGACCTAGCAGACAAGCCAAGACGGTAGAACTTATTTCCTTAGGAGGAAATTATGGCAAAATCGACATTCTCAGGTCCAGTTAAGTCATTAGCAGGATTTATTTCAGCAGGTAACGCTAACGTGGTTAGTTTAACTGCAGACACAACACTAAGCGTAGATTCACACGCTGGTAAGATTTTAACTTGTAACGATGCAGATGGTAAATTCACTTTACCAAGTATAGTGGCAACAGCCCCAGGCAGTGATGACGACCCTAACCAAACTAATAATTTAGGTGCTTCTTTTTTCTTTGTAGTAGAAACAGCAGCCACAGATATGGACATCTTAACTGATGGAACAGATAAGTTCGTAGGCGGGGTATACACAGGTAAAGATGACTCTACTGGTAAAACATTTATATCTGGTGCATCTAATGATGTTATCACTATGAATGGAACAACTAAAGGTGGTTTAGCAGGTAGTATCGTTAAAGTAACTGCAATCGGTAGTGCTAAGTATGCTGTAGAAGGAATCATCCTAGGCTCAGGTACTATAGTAACTCCATTTGCTGACGCTTAATAGGAGTAATTTATGGCAGACGCAGTAACCTCAACAACTATTGTTGATGATGATAGAAAAGCTGTTATCCAGCTAACAAATACGTCAGATGGAACAGGTGAGTCAGCTGTAACTAAGATTGATGTAAGTGCTTTAGCTACTAGAAAAAGCGATGGTGCAACTTGCACTGGTTGTAAATTAGCTAAAGTTTCTTACACAACTTTTGGTATGAGTGTAAAACTACTTTGGGATGCTACTACTGATACTATTTGTTTAGACTTAAATGAAAACTATAGTGATCAATTAGACTTTACAGAGTTTGGCGGTATACAAAATACATCTGGTTCTGGTAAAACAGGTGATATAAACTTGACTACCACAGGACATACTAGTGGAGATTCTTACGTTATAGTTTTAACAGTAGTAAAAACATTCTAGTAATGGCTACTTCTGGTACTAAAACGTTTAAGCTTAGTATAGCAGACACTATAGAAGAAGCGTATGAACTAGCTGGTCTTGAATTAAGGACTGGGTATGATGCTGAAACTGCTAGGCGTTCATTAAATATTATGTTCGCTGATTGGTCTAACAGAGGTGTAAATCTTTGGACAATAGATCAAGTAAGCACAACCCTAACCACAGGCACAGCTAGTTATACTTTAAATGCGTATGATATTGATATAGTATCTGCTGTAGTTAAAGTTACAGACAGTAGCGGTAGTTCTACTGATTTAGGTGTAGAACGTATAGGTAGAACAGAGTACCTAAACATACCAGATAAAACTATCCAAGGCAGACCCACACAAATATTTTTAGATAGGCAAACTACTCCTGTACTTAAAGTGTGGCCAACCCCAGATAACGTTTCAACTTACACTTTAGTAGCTAACACTATACAAAGAATTGACGACGCTTCAGCTTCTAACCAAGACCCAGAAGTACCCTCAAGATTTATACCTTGTATGGCTAGTGGGTTAGCCTATTATCTGGCTCTAAAAAAGAACCCAGAAAAAGCTGGTATTATGAAACAGCAGTATGAACAAGATTTTCAGCTTGCTGCTCAAGAAGATAGAAACAGAGCTTCTCTACACCTTACCCCAGCTAGGAGTTCTTATTAATGGCTTATGCTGTTGGTAAAAAATCTTTAGCTAGGTGCGATAGATGCGGTTTTGTCTACGGGTATCTTGAACTAAAGAAAGAGTGGAACGGTTTAAGAGTTTGTGATGAATGTTATGAGCCTAAACATCCACAATTAGACCCAATAGTACATCGTGTAGACCCAGAAGCTTTGAGAGAACCAAGACCCACAGAAAAAGCCCCTACCTTGCATTTAGGTAAAGCTATAGTTTCTAACCCTGTAGATGCTAATGGTGTAAGTTCACCAATTATGTGGGCTGAAAATAGTAATACCATAGGTTCTCAATTTACCATGACAAAATTAACGGCTACTCTAGGTAGCGTAACTATAGTAACATAATATTATGAGCTGGACAAAATCAACGTTAAAAACTGCTATACAAGATTATATAGAGAGTACAGAAACTTCTTTAGTTAATAACATAGATAATTTTATAGAAAGTACAGAAGAAAGAATATTAAAGAATGTTCAGTTAGACGTTTTCAGAAAAAATGTTACAGGCACAGGTTCAAGCAGCAATACATACCTAGCTATGCCTAGTGATTTTTTAGCCCCGTTTAGTTTAGCAGTAATTGATAGTGACAGTAATTATAATTTTTTAAAATTAAAACACGTTTCTTTTATACGAGACTACCAACCAGCCACCGCAACTACAGGCACACCAGAATACTACGCAGAGTTTGACCAAGAAAGATTTATACTAGCCCCTACACCTAGCACAGGATTTACTTTTGAACTACACTATTTCTACAGACCAGCTTCACTTACTGCTGGTTCTGATAGTGGTACAACATGGTTATCAGAAAACGCAATGAACGCTATGTTGTATGGCAGTTTAGTAGAGGCATGCACATACTTAAAAAACTTTGAAAGCATCCCAGTCTATGAACAACGTTTTCAGGAAGCCTTAACTTCACTTAAAAATTTAGGTGAAGCCAAAGATACTAGAGATCAGTTCAGGTATGATGAAATAAGGAGACAACCACAAGCATGATAGAAGTAGATACAACAGCAGGATTAGGTGATATAGGGGTATCAACCACAGAGTTTGGTGGCCACACACCAGAGTTTTGGGCAGAAAGGTGCACAGCTAGAATATGTGGGATATCAGCAAACGCAGCACCACACATACGACAGCAGGCAGAAGCATACAGACTAGCTATTTATGAACAAGTACTATATCATATTAAACAAGCAATCAATAGTCACTCAGTGACCATGAATGCTGAACTTACAACTCAAGGTCATCAAGATATGGCTAAGATTTTAAAGGAACTTAAATAATGGCAATTACATCTACACTTACCACAAGTTTTAAAAAAGAACTTTTAGAAGCCAAGCATAATTTTTTAGCGAGTGGCGGAAACAGTTTTAAACTTGCTTTATATACTAGTTCTGCAACATTAGACGCCAGTACAACAGCGTACTCAACTTCTAATGAAGCTAGTGGAACCAATTATACCGCAGGAGGAGCAGCACTTACTAATGTAAATCCTACTTCGAGTGGTACTACAGGTTTTACAGATTTTTCTGATCTTACTTTTAGTAACGCAACGGTTACTGCTAGAGGTTGTCTTATCTATAACGACACTAATTCAGATAGAGCAGTAGCTTCTATTGATTTCGGTGGAGATAAAACTTCAACAGCAGGCGATTTTACTATAGTTTTTCCAGCAGCAGCAGCAAGTACAGCGATTATACGTATAGCCTAAAATGGCTGAATACCTAAACGGTTGGGGTCGAGGAACTTGGGGTCAGCTTGCTTTTGGCGAAGGCAGTATCCCAGTTTCAATTACCGCACCCGCAGCAGGTTCAGTAGGCACACCAATTGTAGCAGTTAATGCTCAGGCGGTAGCTTCAGTAGGTGGGGTTACAGCTAGTTTAGGTTCAGTAAGTGTCACAATACAAGCAGAAGCTAACGTGTCAGTTTCTGGTGTGTTGGCAGCAGGCAATCTTGGTACAGCAACTACTACTTCAGTAAATAATATTTCGGTAAGTGGTCTAGGTAGCACTTCAGCTTTAGGCACAACAACACTATCAACAAACAACAATATTTCAGTAGATGGGTTATCTAGTGCTTCAGCTTTAGGTACTACTACGTTAAGCACTAACAATAATATTTCGGTAAGTGGTCTAGGTAGCACTTCAGCTTTAGGTACTACCAGTATCACTACGGTTAACAATGTTTTTATAACTGGTGTTTCTAGCACAAGTTCCTTAGGCGAAATAACCGTTACTGGGTTAGCGAATATTAATATAGAACTAGGACAAGCTACTTCAGTACTTGGTTCTATTTTAATTTGGGGGGAAGTAGATACAAATCAAGACGCAGATTGGCAAAATATAACAAATAGTAATTCCCCTAATTGGCAATCAGTAACAAATACTAACACACCTAATTGGGAAGATGTGGCTTAACTTTTATGAAAAAACAACTTATAATTAATTTGAACGGAGACAAACATGGCAACATATGTTAATGACCTTAGGTTAAAAGAAATCGCTACTGGTGATGAATCAGGTACTTGGGGTGATACTACTAATACAAATTTAGAGTTAATAGCAGAAGCATTTAGTTATGGCACAGAAGCTATAACTACTAACGCAGATACACATACAACCACTATAGCAGACGGAGCAACTGACCCTGGAAGGTCGTTGTATCTTAAATATACAGGTACTTTAGATTCAGCTTGCACTATAACCATTGGTCCTAACACCGTTAGCAAAATGTGGTTTATAGAAAACGCAACATCTGGATCACAAAACATAATAATTTCTCAAGGTAGTGGAGCTAATATAACTATTCCACCAGGGGACGTAAAAGTAGTTTATTCAGACGGAGCAGGATCTGGAGCAGCAGTAGTTGACGCTTTTGCTAGTCTAAGCGTAGTAGATTTAAAAGTACAAGACGATTTAACCGTAACAGATGATGCTTCAGTTGGAGGAGATTTGACTGTTACAGGCAGTATTGCAGGAACTTTATCTACAGCAGCACAACCTAATATTACAAGTCTTGGAACTCTTACAACACTTACAGTAGACGATATAACAATTAATGGTTCTACTATTTCTGATGCTGGAAGTTTAACAATAGATGTAGGCACAGATTTAACTCTTGATGCAGATAGTGGAAATATTTTTCTTAAAGATGACGGAACACATTTCGGTACTCTACAAAACAATAGTAATGATTTTAGAATAGTATCTATTGTTCAAGATAAAGACCTTATATTACGAGGTAATGATGGCGGTACATTTTTTAATGCTCTTACCCTTAATATGTCAGATGCAGGTGCAGCTACATTTAACAGCACAATTAATGGCGTAGGTATTCTTGCTGATACTACAAACTTTGTTAATAGTATTCTAATTAAACAAGATACAACTACAGGTACTTTATCAAGTGCTACTAACAATACAGGTTTAGGTGATAGCGTATTTAAGTTTCTTACTTCTGGTACTAGCAACACGGCAGTTGGTGCTGATGCTTTATTAGCTATTACTACAGGTACAGAAAATACTGTAATGGGTAAAGGTGCAGGTGATGCAATTACAGAAGGTGGCTATAACACAGCTGTAGGAACAGATGCACTAGGAGCTAATACTACAGCAACTTTTAACACAGCCATAGGCAGAAACGCTTTATTGGTTAATACCACAGGTGGTTCTAATACCGCTGTTGGTGGTCAAGCACTAGATGCTAATACGACAGCTTCAAATAATACAGCGGTAGGAACATCTGCTTTAAGTGCTAATACTACAGGTACAACAAACGTAGCTGTTGGAGCAACTGCTTTAGCAGCAAACACTACAGCTTCTAATAATACAGGTATCGGCTATAACGCACTTGCAGCAAACACTACAGGTGCCCAGAATACAGCAGTAGGAAGATTGGCTTTAGATGCTGCAACCACAGCAGACGATAATACAGCCATTGGTAATGCGTCAATGACTGCTACAACAACAGGCCATTCAAACGCTTCTGTTGGTAGTGGTTCTATGAGAAATAATACAGAAGGTCGTAATAATGCAGTCCTTGGTATGGATGCAATGGATGCTAATACAACTGGTAAAAATAATGTAGCAGTTGGACACGATGCCCTTGGTGCTAATACCACCGCAGATAATAATACAGCAGTAGGTAAAGATGCACTTTTAACAAACACCACAGGTGCAGCAAATACTGCTTTAGGTGGTAACGCTTTAGATGCTAATACAACTGCGAACAATAACACAGCAATAGGTCATGCTGCATTAACAGCAAACACAACTGGAGCAGACAACACATCTGTTGGACAGGGTTCTTTACAAGCTAACACCACAGCTTCTAATAACACCGCAGTTGGTAGAGATTCTTTAGCAGCAAACACGGAAGGTCATTCTAATGTAGCAGTTGGTCATACAGCACTTCAAGCAAATACGACAGCTATTAAAAATACTGCCATAGGAGCATCTTCTCTAGATGCTAATACAACTGGTAGCGAAAATACTGCTGTAGGAACATCTTCTTTAGGAGGAAATACTACAGGTACAGAAAATGTCGCAGTTGGTGTAGAAGCATTAGAAGCAAATACGACTGGTGGTGCAAACACAGCACTAGGCATGAAAGCATTAGAAGCTAATACTACTGCTGGAAACAATACGGCAGTTGGTGTTTTTGCTATGGGTGTTAATACTACAGGGCAATTTAATACTGCTGTAGGTGGTAATGCCTTAGATGCTAATACAACAGGAGGTTATAATGTAGCTGTAGGCAGAATTTCTTTATCATCAAATACTACAGGTGGAAGTAATGTAGCAGTGGGTTGGAATACTCTATTTGCCAATACGACAGCAGATAATAATGTAGCAGTTGGTGATAATGCTTTAGCAGCAAACACTACAGCTACAAACAATACAGCAGTTGGTGCATTGTCTCTGGATGCTAATACAACAGGTGCTGAAAATACAGCCGTAGGCACTTCTGCGTTGTCAGCTAATACTACAGCCTCAAACAATACGGCAGTTGGGCGTAAGGCTTTAACAAGCGTAGTAACTGGTCATAGTAATACTGCTATGGGTGAAGCTGCAGCACTTAATGTTACTGGTAGTGGTAATACAGCTTTAGGTAGAGAAGCCATGCAATTAGGCACAGGTGGCGAAGATAATGTTGCGGTAGGTTATAGAGCTTTACAGGATTGTACAGGTGATAATAATGTCGCTATAGGTAGAAATGCTTTAGTAGAATGTACAAGTGGTAGTGGTAATGTGGCTGTAGGACAGGCTTGTTTAGATGCTTGTACTACTGGTAATAATAATACTGCTCTTGGGATTCGTGCAAATACAAAACTTACAACAGGTATAGGTAATACTGCTGTAGGTATAGACTCTCTTGAAGATTGTACTAATGGTCAAAATAATGCTGCGTTAGGCTCTAATGCTTTAGCAGAAGTTACGACTGGAGAAAATAATATAGGTCTTGGATATAGAGCAGGTAAATCAGGTCAGCCTGGAGGTTCAATTACAGGTGGTAATAATATTATAGCTTTAGGCGATAGTAGTATAGGAAGCTTTCATTGCCAAGTAGCCCTAACTGTAGCTTCTGATGAAAGAGATAAAACAGATTTTAGTGATTTAGATATAGGGTTAGATTTTGTAAAACAATTAAAACCTTATACTTATAAATGGGATAAAAGGTCAAAGTATGTGGATTGGGATAAAAACCCAGATACAGACTTAGACACTATTACACATGATGGCACTCATAAAGAAGATTGGTTAGATATAGGCTTTAAAGCACAAGAAGTTGAAGTATTAGAACAAGCAGCAGGTTATAACGTAGCTGATAAAACTAATTTAGCTGTTAATCTATCTGAAGATGAAAAACTATATGGAATAAAATATGAAAAATTTGTTCCTATATTAACTAAAGCAATACAGGAACTTTCATCACAAGTAGATGAATTAAAAGCCGAAATACAAATTTTAAAAGGAGAATAATATGCCACAAACAGTAAGCGAAGTATTAACTAAAGCAATAGATAGCGTAACTTTAATTAATGATATTAATACTAACGGAGTTAATTCAAAATACGCAGGAAGCACAACTGATAAAGATGGAAATGTTGTAGCAACAGAATGGACACAAGCTGAAATTAATATAGTCGTACAAAGAAATGTAGACCATTTAGAAACTATTTTAGCTTATGCACCTGTTGATGAAGATGACCCTACACCTAACGTAGTGGGTTCATCTAGCAGTAAAAAAACTGATTGTACTAACGCTATTACTACAGGTAAGGCGTATATTAGTTCAAATAGTTAATTTTAATAAACGACAAAATTCCTGAGGAGGTACTAATGTCAGATAAAGAAGAAAACACAGTAAGTATAGACGGTGTTGAAATAAAAGAGTCAGAACTAACTGACAAACAAAAATATTTAACTAGTCAGTGTAGAGACTTACTAGGTAAAAAAGCTAGAATTGAATTTGAACTTGATCAAGTACAAGCTAGTCTTAATGTTTTTCAGCAGGCTTTAGTAGAAACTACTAAAGAGACAGCTGAAGAAATTTTAGAAAAAGGAGAAAAATAATGGTTGAATTAGTTATGTGGATAACCACAATAGTTACGGTGGCTTCAATAGTTGCAGCTAGCACACCTACACCTAAAGACGATGCATGGATTGGTAAACTCTATAAATTTGTAGATTTACTGGCTCTGAACATAGGTAAAGCAAAGGAGAAGTAGCATGGGTATTTTCTCTAAATTTTGGGATAAAGTTACTGGCACAGAAAAAGTTAAAGTAAGAGCTAGAAATAAAAAAGGTCATTACGTAGCAGACGACAAGTCTACTCCTAATATAAATGAAGCTTACACAACTAAACGTGTCAAGAAAAAGAAAAAATCTTTTACGGACAACTCAGGGTAATGGCTACAGCTAAAGATGCATTAAACGCTATAGAATCTCACGAAAGAGAATGTAAAGCTTTATATAAAAGCATTGATAAAAGGTTAGAAGATGGCTCAAAACGTTTTGATAAGTTAGAAAATATGATTTGGGCTGTGTACCCTTTTATAGTTGGTGTAGTATTTTTAGCTAGGTTTGTTTAATGGCTAAAAAAGCACCAGATGCTTTTGTTTACAACGCTACCCTTGAACGTATTGTAGACGGCGATACTTTTGACTGTTGTTTAGATTTGGGTTTTGATGTAAAACTACATAAACAACGTGTTAGGCTTGCAGGTATAGATACACCTGAATCAAGAACAAGAGATAAAGCAGAAAAAGTATTAGGACTTGCTGCTAAAGAAAGATTGAAAGAACTTTGTGTTGGTAAATTTAAAGTTAAATCTTTAGGTAAAGGTAAATATGGTCGCATACTAGGTATACCTTATACGGAAGATGGTAAAGATATCTGTGAAATATTAATTAAAGAGGGTCATGCAGTAGAATATCACGGCGGAACTAAAACTAAAGTTTGGGGTGATTACTAGTGGAATCTGCAGTAACAGTAATCCAAGAAGTTGGATTTCCTATAGCAGCAGCAATAGGTCTTGGTTGGTTTATTTATAAATTAGTTATACGTATTGTTGATGGTATGGAATCTAAACTAGACGCTGTTGATGAAAAAGTAGAATCACAGATAGCAGCAATAGAAGAACGCCTAGGCACAAAACTTGACTCACAACACGGTATTTTAGTAGCTTTAATAGATAGAGTACGTAGCTTAGATAATGAAATTATAAGACAAGATACTATGATAAAAACTATATTAGGAGTACCTCAATTAATAAACCAAGATAAACTTGCAAAGGCAGATAGAGATGACCAAAGGAAAGATTAAAAGAAAAAGAGGTAGACCCTCTAACGTAGAATTAAAACGTAGGAAAGTAGAGGCTGATAAACAAAAAGTTATTGAATGGGTAGCTGTAATCGGTATCATTTTATTTTTAGCCATCTTAGCTCAAAACGTGCAATCAGACCAAATAGTACATAAATTTAAAAACCCTAGTTTTAGCGGTATAAATACTTCTTCTCATTATTTAACAATTGAGAACCAAGAATTTAACCGTAAGATGAGCATTAAAGAAGAAATAAAAGCTTTACAAGAACAAATAGAAAGAGATAAAGAAAATACTACACTAGCTAGATTTATACGCAATTTAGAGTCAAGAATCTATGCACAATTATCACGACAGCTTGTAGAAAATTTATTCGGAGAAACTCCTAGCACATCAGGTGTTTTGAGCTTGGAGGGAAACACGATAGAATACAGTATTGAAAATGATATTATAACTTTAAAAATAACTGATGCTGATGGAAATATTACCGAGATACAGTTGCCTATTGGCGATTTTGCTTTCTAGTTGTAGTTTAGTATCTGTAAACAACACACTATTAAAAAATAAAACATTACCTAATGTTTTAGAAATACAATCAAAAGAATTACTACAAGTACCACAACCAAAAGCCCCAATTGTGGTTGCTGTTTATCCTAATAGTTTTACAGACCAAACAGGACAACGTAAAAGCAATAGTGAGTTTGCTTTATTTTCTACAGCACTTACACAAGCACCAAGCCATTTATTAATTAGAAGCTTAAAACATACTGCTGAAGGTAGATTTTTCAGAGTAGCTGAAAGAGTTGGTCTTGATAATCTAACAAAAGAAAGACAGCTCATACGTTCTGCTAGAGAACAAAACGAAAAATCTGATGGACCTAAACCAATAATGCCATTACTTTTTGCAGGTGTATTGATGGAAGGTGCCGTTATTGGTTTTGACACAAATATTAAAAGCGGTGGTAGAGGTGCTAGATATTTAGGCATAGGAACAAGTACGCAATACAGAGTAGATAATATAACAGTCGCACTAAGGATGATTTCTATAGCTACAGGAGAAGTTTTAATAGATGTTTTAGTAAGTAAACAGTTGTATAGCTATGGACGGTCACAAGATGTTTTTAGGTTTATAGAAGCAGGAACAGAATTAGTAGAAATAGAAACAGGTGATGCTGAAAATGAACCAGCAACTTTGGCTTTACAAAGAGCCATTGAGGAGGCTGTTTTGCAAATCGTTAAAATAGGGTATACTAAAGGTTACTGGGAGGTGAAAGATGAAAATATTGATTAGTTTACTACTAACCTCAACATTTATTTTTGCTGCTGATAACGAAATATACGTTGACCAATCAGGTGCTACAGCAAATATTGATTTAGAACAACTTGGTTCAGGTAATATTATTGGTGGACTTAACTCTTCTGCTGGTTCTTTAACCGCATTAGATTTAGACGGTATTACTATGACTTTAGATATAAACCAAATAGGAGATACTAATAAATTCTTAGGAGATATATTAGGAGATTCTATAACAGGTTTCTTTGAGTTTGATGGGGATACTAACACCTTTACGATACAGGGCGACCCTACAAATACCTACGGTATTGATAATTCAAATTATAATGTAGACGTTACAGGTAGCACAAACACCTTTACGTTAGATCACGGAACTACAGCACTGGCTGCAACATTAGATTTAGATTGGATAATCAACGGTGACGGTAATACTTTTGATTTTGATATAAATTATGATGGTGCTACTAACTACGTAGATGTAGACGGTGATAGCAATACTGTAAACTTTACAGGCTCTGGTTACGCTGGGGGTTATTTTTATTTAGATCAAACAGGTAATTCTAGAACGTTTAATATTACACAATCGAGTACACAAGATAATGACTGGCTTAAGATTATTTCTAACGGTAACAACGGTACTGTTTGCGTTATTCAAAACGACCAAGGCACAAGCACAAGCTGCTGATATAGGTGATATATCTGAACTAAACGGCTCTGCCCAAATAGTAAGAGATAAACCTTACGACGCTAATCTACAGTTTGCTATTCAAAGCAACGATGAAGCCATAACAACTAATGGTCGTATGGCTATAACTTTTTTAGATAAATCGGTTGTAAAACTCACAGAACATTCTCAACTTCTAATAGATGAATATATCTATGATCCTGACCCTAGTAAATCTAAAATGTCGCTCAACTTTGCATTAGGTACGGCTAGGTTTATTACAGGTAATCTAAATCGTATAGATAAACAAAACATAAAACTTAGCACTCCTACTGCTAACATAGCCATTAGGGGCACAGACTTCACAGCTACCGTTGATGAGTTAGGTCGTAGTCTGATAATTTTATTACCAGATGCTTTTGGTTTATCTAGCGGTGAAATAGAAGTAGTAACAGCTACAGGTAGTGTTCTGTTAAATAAACCGTATCAAGCTACAACAGTAAATGTGTTTGAAAACCCACCTAGTAAACCTGTAATCTTAGACTTATCATTAGACATTATTGATAACATGTTGATAGTCTCTCCACCAAAAGAAGACTCCCTAGCTCAAGAAGAAACATCAAGTACAAAAACAGTAAACTTGTTAGATTTTAACGATTTAGATATTGATTACTTAAACGAAGATTTCTTAGAAGATAGTGACTTAGAGTTTACAGAACTAGATATAAATTATCTTGACGTAAATTTTTTAGAAGATTTACTAGACGTACTTGACACTTTAGCTGTAAAAGAGGAAGAAGACCAACTTGGATTGGCTACTCGTGTAAATGTATCAGGTACTCTTATAGGGCAAGATACTCAAACACAAATAACTACAATAGTAACAGGGCAAACCATAAGTTTACGCAGACAAGTGAGTGAATCTGTTCAAGTAGATTTAAATGCAAGTGACGGTTATACCGTAATTTTGATACAAGACGGAGTTTCTAATATAGTGAAAATAAACGGTGGTGGTGATTCTACTATCACTATTAGACAAAGTAGCGGATGAAAAAATTATATTTATTACCTTTATTGATATTATTAGCATTACCGTTAATATTTCAATCGACACCAACAGAGATTATAAAACTTAGAACTTTTGATACGTTTATACAAACACCTGAGCCTAGTGGTAATTTCGTTATACTTAATATCACTGAACAAGATGTAGAACGTGAGGGTGGCTACCCTTTACCTAGAGAAAGATTAGCAGATATACAACTTGAATTATTAGGTCGAGGTGCTTTAGGTGTTGGTTGGGTAATAAGTTTTCCACAACCTGATAGATTAGGTGGCGATGTTAGGTTTGCTGCGAGTTTAGAGTATGCTCCTAGTGTAATAGCTATGTTTGAAACTCCAAATGGTAACTATCCTAAAACAACAGGAACAGTTATAAAAGGTGAAGATATTGGTGGTATACTTACTGAAGGAGTCAAAGAAAATTTTGACACATATGATAACGTATTACAAGGAATAGCTACAGCTCCTACTGAAGTTGACCAACTTGTAAGGAGAGTTCCTCTCTTATTAAAGTCTCCTGACGGTTGGTTAGCTTCTTTCGGTACACAAATATATAAAGCATTATTTGATGTAAAAACTTATATTATTACTACAAACGAAAACGGTATACAGGAAATAGCTATACGTGGTATACCTCCAGTAAAAACTGATAGTTTAGGTCGTAAATGGATTAGTTGGGTAGATACACCACAAACTGATTTAAAAGAAATGGATGTAAATGGTAAGTTTGTGTTCGTAGGTGTAACAGCTAATGGGGTGATGCCGCAAATAGCTACACCTGTAGGGTTATTAGAACCTCATAAAATACAAACAGCACTCGCTGAAAGTATATTAGTACAAAATAGTCCTTATATACCTGATTGGGCGTTAGCCGTAGAAATATTAATTCTAATAACTACAGTAACGTTAGTATGGCTTTTATTATTTTATTTAGGTATAACGTGGGGGTTAGTTTCTGGAGTCCTTACAGCGTCTGTAACGGCTTTAGGCGGATACTATTTAATTAGTAAAGGTATGCTTATAGATGTTACTTGGACACTCATAAGTCAATTTGTAGTAGGAGCAACAGCTTTTTACCTTAGATTTAGAGAACAGTATAAATTACGTTTACTTATTAAAAAACAGTTTGAACATTACCTTGATCCACGACAAGTGAAATTACTACAAAATAATCCTAATCTATTAAAATTAGGTGGAGAAAAAAGAGTTTGTACTTTTTTGTTTACAGACGTTAGAGGTTTCACAAGTTTATCAGAACAACTAGAGCCAGAACAGGTTACAGAAATAATGAATAAAGCTTTGACTATACAATCAAATGCTGTAAAAGAGCACGGAGGAATGGTGGATAAATATATAGGTGATGCAATGATGGCTATATTTAATGCACCTATAGATTTACCAAACCATGAAGATAAAGCTATTAAAACTGCCATAAAAATTATAGAGGATATGAAAAAAGCTGATATAGGAGTTGCTATAGGTATAGGAATCAATACTGGAGAAGCAGTGATAGGCAACATGGGGAGCGATACTAGGTTTGATTATAGTGCTATAGGTGACGCTGTTAATACAGCTGCAAGACTAGAGTCAGCAACTAAAGAAGTAGGCAAAGATTTAATTATAGGACTAAACACTAAACAAAAGTCTAAATTTAAGTTAAAATTATTGAAACCAATAAAAGTAAAAGGTAAATCAAAATCACTGGAAATATATACGTATGAGTAAAGTGTTAATAGGGATAATAGGTGTACTAGTGCTTAGCACTTATTTATTGTGGAGTGAAAACTCAAAACTTTCTGCACTTAACCAAGCTTTTGAGCTAAGAGACAAAGAACAAAAACTAGCTATAGAAACTTTACAAAATGATTTTGCACTACAGACAGAAGGTCTGCAAGAATTACAACTAAAAAGTCAAGAAATACAGAAAGAAATGAATCGTTATATCGATATATTTAAACGACACAACTTGACTAAATTAGCTTCAGCTAAACCTGGACTAATAGAACCAAGAATAAACAAGGGAACGAAAGATGTATTCGATAGTATTGAAGAAGATAGTCGTAACATCGACAGTCTTGATGATGGCTTGCAGTTGCAGCCTGATACCAAGTAAACAGTCGGTAGAAGTTATATCAAAACCTATACAAAGGACTATAGTTCAGCCTATACTACCTAGAGAAATAGATTTAAAGGATCCTTATTGGTATGTTGTAAGTGATAAAAACTTAGAAGAGTTTTTAGCAAGAGTAGAAAAAGATCAAGGTCAAGTAGTATTTGTAGCTATGTCTGTGAGTGATTATGAACTTATGGCGTACAACATGCAGGAATTAAAAAGGTATATAAATGAACTTAAAGAAGTTGTTGTGTATTATAGAAAAGTTACAATCAACGAAGGGGATTAAGAATATGAACATATCACAAGAAGGTTTAGGTCTAATTAAAAAGTTTGAAGGTTGTGAGCTAGAAGCATATAAGTGTGCAGCAGGTGTATGGACTATAGGTTACGGCTCAACTAAAGGTGTAAAAGAAGGCGATACAATCACACAAGAAGAAGCTGACAAATTACTCCTACACGAAATGAAAGAGTATGAAGGGTACGTAAAAGATAATGTAGCTGTAGAACTTGAACAAAACCAATTTGACGCTTTAGTAAGTTGGGTGTTTAATTTAGGTCCAGCAAACTTAAAAGCATCTACTATGCTAAAAGTTTTAAACAACAAAAACTATGAAGAAGTACCAGCACAAATCAAAAGATGGAACAAAGCTGGTGGTAAAGTACTTCAAGGGCTAGTAAGACGTAGAGAAGCTGAAGCTTTGCTATTCCAAAACAAAGAGTGGCACGAGGTATAGAATGCCGTTAAATAAGTTTGTATTTAAACCAGGGATAGTACGAGAAGGAACAGCTTACGATAATGAAGGTGGGTGGTTTGATTCTAACTTAGTTAGGTTTAATTCTGGTAGACCAGAAAAAATAGGCGGTTGGCGTAAAGATACTCAAAACAGTTTTTTGGGCACTTGTCGTGCTTTACACCCTTGGGTAGCTTTAAACGGTAGTAAATTTTTAGGTTTAGGTACTCATTTAAAATATTACATAAACGAAGGAGATACTTTTAACGATGTCACCCCAATACGAAAAACATCAACTAATAGCGTTACTTTTTCTGCTACTGACGGTAGCTCTACTATTACCGTAACTGATTCAAGTCACGGGGCGGTAATAAATGATTTTGTTACGTTTAGTCAAGCGGTCAGTTTAGGCGGTAATATAACGGCAACAGTTTTAAATCAAGAATATCAAATAGTTACCGTAGTTAACACTAATTCATACACGATAACAGCTAAAGATACTAGCGGAGCTACAGTAACAGCTAATTCAAGTGATACTGGTAACGGAGGTTCTGCTACTGACGGAGTGTACCAGATAAACGTAGGTTTAGACGTATACGTACAATCAACAGGTTGGGGTGCTGGTGCATGGAACTCAGGTACTTGGGGCTCAGTTACTGCGTTATCAAACACAAACCAGTTACGTCTATGGTCACATGACCATTTTGGCGAAGACTTAGTTATGGCGGTACGTAATGGAGCTATCTATTATCATGACACTAGTGGTGGTGTAGAAACTAGAGCCGTAGCGTTAACAGATGTAGCTGGGGCTAATCTAGTACCTACAATATGTTTAGGTGTAACAGTTTCAGAAACTGACCGTCATCTTATAATTTTAGGTAGTGACCCAATATCAGGTGCATCAAGAACTGGGGTACTCGACCCTATGCTTATATCTTTTAGCGACCAAGAAAACTTAACTGATTTTGAACCTTTAGATACTAACACAGCTGGTAGTTTACGATTGTCAGAAGGTAGTTTAATAGTTGGTTCGGTAAAAGCAAGACAAGAAACATTAGTTTGGACTGATACAGCTTTGTACAGTATGTCTTTTATTGGACCACCGTTTACTTTTGGTATTAATTTAATTAATAACAATACTGGTCTTATATCTCCTAACGGGGCTGTCACTTCTCCTGGAGGTGTTTACTGGATGGGCTACGACAATTTTTACGTGTATAACGGTAGTGTTCGAAAAGTACCTTGTAGCGTGTTGAGTTACGTTTTTGACGATATCAATTCAGGTCAGGCTTATAAAATTTTTGCATACACTAACAATGATCATGATGAAGTAGGTTGGTTTTACCCTTCAGCTAGTTCAGAAGAGATTGATAGATATGTAGTTTATGATTATAACGATAATGTTTGGACTTATGGTGAACTAAGTAGAACTGCATGGATAGATGAAGGTACTGTAAATTATCCTAGAGCCACAAGTAATGGTTATTTATATGAACATGAGTTCGGTTATAATGATGATGGTCAGCCTATGACTAATGTGTATATAGAAAGTTCAGACTTTGACATAGGCGACGGAGAACAGTTCGCTTTTATATCAAAAGTTATCCCTGACATCAAATTCTTAAACAACAGTAGTAGCGGTAAAGTAAACATAGTTTTAAAAACTAGAAATTTCCCAGGTGATACATTAACTACAAGTAGTACAAGTAGCGTAGCTAGTACAACCCAACAAGTACATGTACGTAGTAGAGCCAGACAAGCAGTATTAAGACTTGAATCTTATGACGGTAATACAGACTCTGGTAATGATGATACAGGATGGAGATTAGGAGCTACTAGATTAGAAGTAAGAAACGACGGTAGAAGATGAGTAAGCTACTAGCTACTAGACTTCCTGTATCTGTAGAGGATACTGTCAATTCTGATACTTATAACAGGTTAGTAAGAGTTTTAGAATTAAATTTAGGTACGTTTGACCCCGATAACACAAGACAGATCAATCAAACAGAGCGAGACAAGTTTAAATTTAACGCTGGTAGTCTTATATGGAATACTAGTGTAGGTGTGTTACAAGTCTGGACTGGCTACAAATGGCTTGACATTGGAGAAAGAATTACTGACGTAGGTTATGAACTTACAGCTAGTGTTGGCAGAGTTACAGTAGTAACGGGTGGTAATACATCTATACAAGTAGGGGTTAATAACTAGGTATGGTAACTCTGTATAGACTATACAGTTCAAGAAGTTGTATATATAATAAATACATGAACATAGGAACGGTGTAATGGGCGGTTTAAAAAGTGCATTCAAAAGCATAAAGAGGTTCGTTAAAAAGAACACGAAAGAGATCGCTACAATAGCAGGGTTATTTATTCCTGGAGTTGGTCCAGCATTAGGTGCGGGCATAGGTAGAGGTGTAGGCGGTTTAGCGGAAGGAGAAGATTTAAAAGAAGCAGCATTAGCTGGGGCTGGTGTGTGGGCTGGTGGTAAAATGTTGGGTGGAGCTGGTTTCGGTTTTGATGCTGCTGGTAAAGGTTTTACAGGTAAATTTATGGCTGGTACTCCTGGAGTTAGTAGTCAAGGTTTGGGGGGATTTTTTGAAGGCATAGGTGCCAACGCATTTAACGCACTAGCACCTGAAAGTGCAAAATTAAAAAATCTTACCAGTATAGGAGACGCTTATAAAGATTTAAGTTTTTTACAAAAAGCTGGGGCTGGGGCTATAGGAATGAGCGGACTTAATAGTCTCACTAAAGGAAAACTATTAGGAGGAGATGAAGAACCAGCCACTATGCCAGGACCAATAGACCAAAGCGGATATTTAACTCAAGGTTTAACTCCTGCTCAATTGAGTGATGTATATGGTACTCAAGGCTCAAGTACGGGCATAGCGGGTAGTATGCCTAGTTTAGCTCAAAGTTATGATTATGATCCAGTTAATTCTGCTATAGCTGAATTACTTAGACAACAAGATGAGTATGAATTAGCTTTCCCTGAGTTCGCTAGGGTAAACGTAAAAGATGGCGGTCAAATAGCTAGACTACAAGACGGTGGTGAGTTACCAGAAATAGATTTAAGAGAAAATGGCGGAGATATTGAAGACCCTGAAGGCTCAGGCGATGAAGATACAGTACCCGCATTATTAGCAGACGGTGAGTTTGTAATGACTAAACAAGCCGTAAAAGGAATAGGGAACGGTGACCATGACGCAGGTATAGCTCAGCTATACGCTATGATGGACATGAACGAAAACAAAGCCCAAAGCATGGGTTTAGGTAGGGCATAAATGGCAGAACAAACAACAGGACGTACCGAGAGTTTACCACCAGAGTATTATAGACAGTTTATGGCTGGTGTCCCAGGGGCTAATATCCCTGGCATACTGCCTATGCTTAATCAAGACTTAGTCAATAAGCTACAAGGCATAGGTGTTGCTGGGGCTAACCCTTATACGTATCAAGGTCAAAGGATAGCAGACTTTACACCTGCTGAGCAAATGGCTATGCGTATGACTGCTGAGAATGTAGGTTCATATCAACCTTACTTTGATGAAGCAGCAGGTATGGCTAGGCAAGGTTATGGTGACGCTAGAAGCAGTGCTGCTGAAGGCATGGATTATATGCGTCAAGGTGTTGCTGAAGGTGCAGCAGGCATAGGCGAAGCACAAGGTTTATTAAGGCAAGTTCCAGGTATAGCACAAGACGCAACATATGAAGGTTTAGGAGCGTTACGTGGCGGTCAAGATACTTTAGGTAGAGCTGGTCAAATGATAGGTGGAGCTAATGTTGATTTAAGCGGAGCACTGGGTGAAGTAGCTGGTTCTAGACCAAGCTTGGGTACAGCAAGAGATGCCATATCTGGTTCTTTAAGTAATATTGGAGCTGCAGCTCAAACTGGGTTTGGTGCTACTCAAGGTTTTGACCCTAGAGGTATCTCTAGTTTTATGAATCCTTACGAAGACGCAGTAGTAAGTAGAGCTATGCAAGATTTAGAAGAGCAGGGGGCTAAAGCAGACATAGCGGGTAGAGCACAAGCTATAGGCTCTGGTGCTTTCGGCGGTAGTAGAGCTAGATTAGGTGCACAAGAAAGAGAAGAAGCATTAAGAGAAGCTCAATTAAAAACTGCTGCTGGTTTAAGGTCTCAAGGTTATGAGTCTTCAGCGGGTAGGGCACAAGCAGCATTTGAAGCACAACAAGCCAGACAAGCACAACAAGCAGGTTTATTAGGTAATTTAGCAGGTCAGCAAGCAGGTATCGGTAGTCAGTTAGGTCAGTTAGGATTGGGCGAAGGAGCACAAGGCATACAACGTGGTCAAGCTATGGGTACTTTAGGTTTAGGTCAACAAGGTGCACAACTTAATCAAGCTAATGCTATGGCCAATTTAGGTCAACGTCAAGGGGCTATGGGTGCACAAATAGCTGGGTTAGGACAAAACCTAGCTGGTACTATAGGTACTGCAGCTGGAGGACTAGGTAGTTTAGGTACAGGATTAAGTAATATATATGGCGGTACAGGTCAAAACTTAGCTAGTAGCGGACTACAAGCTGGTCAGTTTGGCTCTAACGTGGGTGGTCAAATGGCTGGGTTAGGTCAAGGTTTATCGGCTTTACGTCAAGGTGATGTAGGTAATATGATGAACGTAGGCGGTATGCAACGTGCTCAAAATCAAGCTGGATTAGATTTAGCTTATCAAAACTTTGTAGGTCAATATAACTTACCAGGACAAATAATAGGACAAGCAGGTCAGACCGCAGCAAGTTTTGCACCAACTTTAGGTGGCACTACTTTAGCACAAGGTTCTACTAGTGGTGGTAGTAACTCCTTAATGCAAGGGTTAGGTACGGCTATAGCAGCATATGGAGCATTTAAATAATGATAAATGAACAAGACTTAATGGCTAATGTAGATAGATCTAGGCTTTTAGCTCAAGCTAAAACAATGCTTGACCAAAACGTACCTATAGAAACTATATCTTCTCAGCTAGGTCTTGACAGAAATACTCTTAATAATCTATTAACGCAGAATATGCTTATGCCTGAATCAGTTATGCAACCTGATGACTATAGAAATAGTTATGGTGCTGGTATAACTGGTAGTAATACAGGTATTGACCCTACTACTCAAGTAATTATAGACGGTATGACTAGCGGTGAAGGAGAAGGGGCAGATATAAAAAGTTTCTTAGACGAAAGTTTGGGTGTCAATAAAGGTGAAGACGATGACTTAACCCTCGACCAAGCGGTAAACTCTGGTAGTATAGCTGGGGCTATGAATAATCAAGATTCTTTTATGTCATACCTTGAAAGTGCTAGTCTACTTGAAGGGTTAGCCGATAAAGAAAAAATGGATATCTACAAACAGGCAGCAGCGAACATGGTCGGTGAACTTGACTATGAAAGCCTAGTACAACAACCCGACAAGGTTATGCCCTACTTAGCAGCAGGGCTTTCGCTTAT